ATGAGTCCGGAACAATTTTTGATCCAGGAGTGCATAACCGGCGCGGCAGCGCTAGGCACAATCACGGTCGCCATACTCGCCACATGGGGCGAACCCATTCGGCGCCGTCTCGTGGGCACCGAGCTTGAGCTCTCCCTACTCGATCCCGCTGGGGAAGCAATCAATCTGGCTGGCGGACAAGCTGCCAGGTATTACCACGTCGTCGTCAAGAACCGGCGACCCCACGCAGTGGCAACCAATGCACATGTGGTGGTGACAAAGCTGATCCGCGCCACCGGTCACGGCCAATTTCCTCAAGTGGGTCTATTGCAAGGAATCACCGGCGCGCTCCCCCTCATTCGACAACATCAGCACACACTTCCTCGCCTCGCCACGATTGGGCCGGACGCGAATTATGACTTGGTCAACGTTATCGAAAACGTTGGCGCTGCAATCCAGTTGGTTTTCGCACCAAACAACCTGGACGCGTCCGTGCGTCCGAACACCCGTGTAGTACTCGAACTCGTAGCCGTCTGCGATCAGATGCAGTCCAAGCCACTTTACGTGGATATCGCGTGGGACGGGCAGTGGAGTCCTGACACCCTCGCCATGGCGCAACACTTTGTCGTCAAGGCGATAACGCAACTTCCGTAGGGTTTAGAGGGGGCTTCTACCTCTTGGTCTCCTCGAACATATCCGGCTGATCCTTCACCGGTGGCACCGGTAGGTCAGCAACATGCAGTACCTGCAGCCCTTCATCGCGGGCGAGAGCGCTCAGTCCTTCATCGCAGGTATAAATGGTCTTCGCGCCGTGGACTTTGGCGATCGCAACGATCTGCCGGTCAATTTTTACCTTCTGCCAAGGCTGATCCGCGACGCTCTTGCTGCGCTTCGCGCCAGATTTGATAGCGGCCCCGACAAGCTGCGCGCATTCCACGGCTGCTCGCATATCAAAGTCACCGACCTGCATCGCCGTGACGGCACGGAGGTTCTTGATGTAGTCCCCGACTGCACTGCCCGCGTTCACCAGAACCTCGGCCAGGACCGGCGCCGGGATAAGCATGCGCGTCCTCGAGCTCGACAAGGTATCGATCAGATGCTCGACGCGCTCGCGAGCCTTGCCGATCGCCTTACCAGTCTTCGGGTCTCTGGGCAGCGAGGCCTTGGCATCCAGAGCGGCCAGTAGAAAATCCGAGTCGAAGACGACCATACATCAGCGCGCCCGGCGCCCCTCACGGATGTCCGCGATATCCGCGGCAGCATCGGACTGCTTGCTCCAATCGCTCCCCTCGATCAGCCGAAGCTCAGTCACGCTCTCGCGCAACGTCTCGTTCTTGAGTTTCTCCCAGTCGTGCAGCTTCATCTCGTCGAGCTCCCATGTTCCGTCTTCCATCCGGAACCAGCGCCCGACCCCGTTGAAGCGCATCGCATCGCCGTAGAGGTGTGGCGCTAGTAAGCGCGCCTGATCTCTCGTCATGGCGATGGTCCAGCTGCGCCCTTCAACGTCCTCGACCTGGGCGTGCGCGCTGCTGTCCCGGCCACCAATGCGGACGAGCTGCCCGACGAGGTTCGTCGGCTGCGTGACCGGGCCGATCTTTACGCGCGCGGCTTCACGTCCGGGGAATCGAAGAATGGTCGCCGTGCCGCGCCGCAGGTTTCCGACCGCGTTGTCGGCCGCGAGCATGGCATTCAACTTACGGAAGGGGTCTGCCGTCTCATCGCTCTCGATCGCAGAGCGCGAGAGTTTTCCCTCTGCTCGACTCAGCCGGTCTCGCACCTTCGGGACCGCTACTGGCTCGACTTCGCTGACGAGCACGGCGCTCCCGCGGGTAATCTCGCGAAAATGGACCGAGGACTCATTGCCGAGGAGCTTCGCGAGCTCGGCTAGGTAGATCGCGAGCCGCGCCATGGGGAGAGTTCCGGGGGTAAAGCTGTCGATCCGGAATTTATAAATATCGGATTTCACCCGTTTTGGCCCCTGAGCTTGATGAAGCCGACGGCATCTTAGCAGCCGCCCCCGTCCAAGCCATTGCTGGCGCGCAAGTCCGCGACCCAGAACGCATTTGACCGCGGCTCGATCATCTTCGCCAGTCTGCCCGCATCGCCGAACCGATCGCGCCCTGATGCAATCGGTGTGTAGTTTTTCAAGCGTGTCGCCACGGGCCCGGGATCGCTCGGCGAAATCTCGACCATGCGCCGCTCGACGCCCTTCGTGCAGAAGAATACGGCGCCCGTGGAACTGAACTCCCCGAGCTGCCAACCCGCATCGATGTGCTCGAGCATGGCAGCGACGAGAGCGCGCTTTAAGTCGGCCCCCCGGCGCCAGCGCTCGAGCCTCGCCGCCGTGCCGGTTGCCGGACTTGCTAGCCTTGGATAGTATTAGCTACGTTCGAGGAAGGAGTGATGACCAAATGGCCCTGAGTTTCCTAACCCCTGAAGCTGCCGCAGCTATTTTGGGCGTCAAACCCGACACCGTGCGTACCTGGGCGAAGGCCGGCAAGATCCCGGCTCGCCGGGTCGGGCGTTTGTGGCGATTCGTAGAAGACGAACTCAAGGAATTTGGCCGCCCATCTCGCGTGCTTCTATCGACACCCCAAAGTTCAACACCCCAAGCTCGTATTGGCGGTGCCGCTTCACGCTCGGCGGTCGAGAAGTTCGCCAGTCGACAGGCACAAAAGAGCGAACACTCGCGAAAGAGCACGAGCGCAAGCTCCGTAGCAGTAGCTGCCGTACCCGGCGCCAGTGAGCGCAAGGCAGTCGACGAATTCATCGCCACGATCAAACGGAACGCACACATCGAAGACTAGACGACGGCTTCGGATTCATCAGGTCTTCGCACGGAGGTATCACGGTGGCAGCACAACCGGTCAACGTCAAACAGGTCAACGTGTACCTGACGCACGAGCAGCACGAGCGGCTGCAGAAGCTCAATGAAAAGACTGGCGCGCCGGTGAGCGAATTGATTCGCCGGGCCGTCGATCAGTACCTGAAGGCATCCGAGTCCAAGCGGTAAGCGGCCTCCGGCGATGTTAGTGACACCGCCGAGGGCCTACCACAACCATCATCAGGAGTGATGACCATGGCTACCGACAACGTTACACCGATCCGAGCTACTGACACTCAGCCACCTGGTGGCGAACCGAAGCCACCGAGGCGAGCGCGCAAGGCTCGAGGCCGCATGCTCGGGCTTCTATATGCTGGCGATGGGGAGAGCTTCACCACGCTGGACGCCATAAACGGATTGCGAGGCGTGTGCACGGCGCTTGATAGGGCCGCGGTCTCCGATGGCTGCCGCGAAGACGACCTTGTCGGCGACCTGGCCATGGCGGCGAGGGTTCTATCCGAGATGATTGGCCAACGCGTCGAAGAGCCGTGAGTGCCACAACAGACGGAGTATCGAGGCACGCAGAGTACGGCAACGCTGCAGCGGCGCCAGGCGAGAAAGATGACGACGTGGCCAACCTGCGCTTGTATGCCGAGGATGCCTTCTTACTGCGCCATGCGATCGCGAACTATGCCGGCGCCGAAGCGGTACGGCATTGGAAACCGCGTCGTAAGAATTGGCGCGACGGCGCTGATACTGACTACGAGGATGCTGTTGACCGCATCAACGAGATCACCTCCGACCCGGAGAGCATCGATCTGCTCTACAAGTACGCCAAGCGACGCTGCCAGCTGCTCGTTCGGACAGCGCCGCGCCAGGGCGGCGTCGCAGCGACGGCCTCACCTGGTTACTGCTGTGCTATTGCTGCTGCTGGTGCTGAGCGCCTGGTGGCACCAGCGCTGAGCGGCGCTGCGCTAAACTCGCGCCGCGCAGTAGCGAATGGGAGCGCCGCGATTCACCCGAGAGACTACGTGCCAGCGATGCTGCGGTGCTGGGCCGCGCAGAAAAAGCGAGCGATGTCTGGGGTGCGCCGCTTCGCCGACGGTAGCGTGCATGTCGACGGATTTAATTCCACGAGCGCGACCGCCGGCGTCTTCCAGGGGGTCGGCAGCGCGAAGCGGCAGCGCTTCGACGAGGTCTATACGGGAGACGGACTTACGATCTGGCGCATCTACTCGGATGCACCGCTGGAAGTGCGGGAGATCCTGTTCGCTCACTTCATTGCCTCGGGGCGAGCCTGGCGCAAGGCGCGCGAGCTGAATATCTCAGTGCCTACGTATTGGAAGCGGCTCGACTCGGCGTACTACTACATCGCCGGCAGGCTCGATCGCGATGACCGGCGCGCTCAGCAGCTCGCCGGCGGGGGATAGGCCGTACCGCCAGGCTGGTCAGGACTCCAGCCTGGCTTCCGGCTCCGACCGAGCAGTGCGGGCACGGTCGAAAGCAAAATCCGAAGCGCCTCACGCCGAGTGCCAAGACCGCGCGCTGTTCGGATATCAGTCTGTTGATCCTCCGCCGGCGGCGAACTTCTTCTGAGTCAACTCCCAGAGCTGGGAAAGTTTCGCCTCGATCTCGGGCGTAACTCCGGCGTGAATATGAAAGTCGAGGCGTCCATCACCGCCATTTTCCCGGGCCCGCCTCATCAGCTCGAGGTATTGCAGGCCGATGACACTGACGAGCTCGGCCTCGTCTGCAATATTGACGTAGGGCTGCTCGGCGCCATCAATGACCACGAGAAAGCGACCCAGATCTAGCTTCGCCAGCCATTTCGAAAAGCCTGGCCCATGAGCCCTGGTCGCTTGGCGCCGCAGCACAAACAATTGATCGGGCAGATCGCGATCAAAAACTAGAATCTCCGCCGTGATCATCGCAAGCTGTGCCCGGTGCCGCTGATGCGCTTCATTGCCTTGGCGAACTGTGCCGGATTCTTCGTGACCACCCGATAAAGTGAAGCGCCGTCGAGCGCCGCGATGCGCACGTTCGTCGTGCCCCCGCGAGCTCCGCCGCTGCCTGCCACCGAGCGCACGACATCCGCCAGGTCGGCCGGCAGCACCATCTCGCGCGGGTGCAGCTGCGTGCGCGGGGACACGCCGGCTGGAATGTCATAGCCGCTCTGCGCGGCCGCCGCCACGGCATAACCCATCGCATCGGCGTACATCGCCGCACCAAAGCCAGCCGCGCCTATGTCCACCGGCCAGGGCGCGCCGGCCCAGGACGCGACGCCGGCGGCGCCGGCGACGGCCGCCTGGCCCGCGACGGACTGCGTATTCGTGGTCTTGGCCGAGAGCATGTTCATGATCTGCGTCATGGCCCACTGCTCGGCCCACTTGAGCAGCATGTCCATGATCCCCGTGAGGACATCGCGCAGCATTGACTTCATCGCGTTCTGAAAGGTCATCGTACCCTTGACCATAGAATTGATCGCGGAATTGAAGTCGTTCTCGACCATGGTGAAGCCCTGCTTCTCCAGGGCCTCACGCTGCTTGACGGAAGTCTGCTCGATCTGCGTGAGGCGAGTCTGGTGCTGCGTCTCGAGCGCCTCGATCTGCGCATTAAGCTGCGCATACAGCACGGGGTCGAGCTGCGGATCCACCTGCGCCATGCGCTGACGGATGCCGGCCTCGGAGATCTCGGTGCGCCGATTCTCCAGCGCGATCTCTGAGTCCTCGAGCTGGCGCGCGGAGATCAAGTGATCGGCGTACTTCGTTTGCAGCGCTTTCTCGTCGGCCTCCACGCTCGAGAGCTGGCGCTCCAGGTCCGCGTGCAGATAGATCTCTGCTATTTGGCGCTGCTGCTCGAGCGCCTGGCGCTCGACCTCGGTGACGTGCTTCAACGCCGCCTCGTATTGCGGGCTGATGGCGCCATAGGCCGCGCCGATCTCGTCGGCTTCGCGCTTTGCAATTGCCACGCGAGCCTCGGCGTTCTTCGAGAAGCTGGCCTCCTGCTCCTTGAGCGATGCGAGCTGCGCCTCGAATGCCTGCTTGTTGATGGCGAGCTTCAGCTCCGCGACCTTCTTCTCGAGCTCGACCTCCTGCGCGCCCTTGGCTGCCCCGCTCGAGAGTTTCTCCTGCCAGAAGGCGAGCTCCATCTGCTTGCTGAATTCCTGAAAGGAACCCTGCAGGGCCTCCTTCTGCTCGTAGCCGACCTTATCTTGCGCAAGCTCGTTCTCCCACTGCGCCATGAGCGAGGCCTTCTTCGCGCCGCCATCCGATGTAGATCCGGGAGGTGGCTTCTGCGTCGGCGTCTTGTCCTGGAAGATATTCGCTTCCATCGCCGCCATCGAGTCGGCCGCGGTCTTTTGGTCCGCCTGAATGTTCGCCAGATATTGCTTGTAGATCTCCTGCTGCTGCTCGGTGCCGCCTTTGAGCGCCGCGGCTCCTTCCGCCCAATCGCGCTTCATGTCTTCGAGCACCTGGTGGCTGCCGAACACGTCTCCGGTGCTGCCGGTCTTGGCGAGCTTAAAGGCATCCACAATCAGGTGCGCGCCGGTCATGACGATCGAGACGAGCTCGTTCATGCGCGAGCTGACATTCTGAAAAGCGCCGAAGATTGCGTCTGCGAATTCCTGCCCCTTCTCGCGAATCGTGATGAACACCGCCCCAAGAGTCGCCATCGAGGCACGTGTGATAACGATTGCCGCCGGCCCGTTCTCGCGGAACCACTCGCCGATCGAGCTCAGCACCGGCAGCAGCGCCTCGCCGATGGTGTTGCGCACGCCCTGCATTACCTCATCGAGGGCCGCCATCGAATCGCGATAGCGCTTGGTCGCTGCCTCCCCTTCGGCCGAAACCGCGAGGTTGAGCTCGGTGGCGTTCTTCTGAGCCTGCGCCAATGCCGCGGCTACGAGCCGCAGGATCGGCTCGACCTCGGCCCACCCTCGCCCGTAGATCTTAGTGCCCTCAACGTTGCGGTCAGTCCCCTCCTTGAAGGTGAGCAGACGCGCATTGACGTCGGTCATGATATCGAGCGTGGAGCGGAAATTGCCGTTCGAGTCGCGCGTGGCGACGCCCAGGTTTTTGAATGCGCCCTCGTTGGTATTCAGAGTGCGCGTGATGCGCTGGCCGGCCGAGGCGAGCTGATCTTGCGTGAGGAAGGTCTCGCCGAGCGCGACCTTCAGAACGGAGGCCTGCGTGGCTGATATGCCGAACTGCTTGCCCAGCTCCATCGAGGAGACATTGAGCCCGACGGCCGCGCTGACCATCTCCTTGAAGGCCGCCCCGCCCGCCATGATCGCCGTGACCGCTAGCGCCGCCTGCCCCACCATGCTGAAGGCCTCTTGCACTCCCGAAAGCGCCTCCTTCATGGTGGACGCCGCCTCGGTGACAGCCGCCTGCGCGTTGGCGAGCCCGGACGCGAGCTCGCTGATGTCAACGCCGAATGCTAATTTGAAGTCTTTACTGCCGGCCATTTGCGGTCCTTTATTGCCTTACGCCCGGCGCGGCTAGATCCGCGCCGCGCCGGGTTTCGGGCATTGGCCGCGGCGCTTGTGCGGTCAATTCGAAAAAGGGGCAGAGGATGAGCACGTGCTAGCACCCTCTGCCTGATCGTCTCGTGTATCAACGGCAGGTTCGGCGCGGCGGATATCGAGAAGGGCGCTCGCACGTCTGCAGCCGTCGATGTTTCATGCTCCACGGTCTCGATCGGCTCAACCGCGCCGGCGGATGACACGCCGGGGACAAAAACCTCATGTCACGCCAGTTGCCACACAGAACGCCGCGGGGTTGCGCAGTCCAATATCCACACCGGCAATCGCGCGCACGCCGATGAGGCCGGCCTGGAAGTTTGCGTACGGATTGACCTCGATCTCGAGCTGCCCCCAGTCGGCGATGACCATTTGATTCCAATCGCCGAGGATGAGGGTCCCACTCGGAACTTGGCCAGAGCTCATTGCGCGGTTTTCGTTGATCGTGCCTTCAACGAGTGAGCCCGCCCAGATCGGCAACGAGCCGCCGGCGAACGTCTGACGATCTGCGAGCGCCTGCGCAATAGCTACCGTTGATGCCCATGCGGGTGCGGTCATGGGCACGTTGCTAGTCAACAGGTCGGCTTCCATCGCAAGCAAACTCGCCCACGGAATTGTCGAGACAGTGCCGCCGAAGGCTTGCACGTTCGGCGTGTTGAGGATGCCGACAGGCGCGCCGTCCGTACCTGGTCCGTTGATCGCGGCCTCATCCAGAGCGATCGCAATGACGGCTGCGAGATCCCACATCACGAGTGCCTCAGCGCTCGGGGTCGACTGCATGAGCAGCTGCCGGCTGATTTCGGTGTAGGCGCCCACGTTGTGCGGCGAGAGCGACAGTTGCGAAAACGCCTGGTTACTCGAATTGCCGCCATTGACCTGCGCGGTTTCACTCGCGAGCCAGGATGCGGTGGCGGCTCCCGTGAGCTTCGGAATTGAAATGTTGCCCTGGCCCGCCCGGTAAGCCAGTCCGGAGAGCGCAAAAGCGCCGAGCCGGAAAGCCACCGTTCGATTGCGCAGCAGATCGATGAAGCTCACGAGCTCGGTCGCCACCAGGTAGCCGCCGGCCGCACCGACGCCCACCGTGTCCGCGCGCGTCATTGGAAAAGATCTGCGCTGTATCTCGTAAGGAACGAAGAAGCCGTCCGTAGCGCGCGCTTGATTGTTCAGCATCATTTCGATCTGCAGCGTGCACTCGGTCTCCAACGTCGGGATTTTTCGCCATCGGCCGTCATGATTGGCCGCGACGTGCCGAACCATGGAGAGTACGGAGTAATTTCGGATCTCGCGCTCGCTCAGTCCGACCAAGGCCGGTAGCGTCTCCGCAGGAGAGGCGGCGAAGCGCGGGCGCCCCGCCGGTCGCAGAAACTCGATCGCGCCCTTCATGCGTTCCCATGCCGATACGGCCTGCGCCTCATCGAGGATGTCGTGTCTTGTTTTTTCGTTTAGCAGCATGTTGTGATTCCTCACGACCAAAGCGAGTGAGTGCGATCCTTTGCCGTAGCCATGTCAGGCCTGGCGCTGGACGGTGCCGCCGAACGAGTGCATGCGGCATCGCCGGCGGAAGAACTCTGGCGAGTGCTTATCGCGCCACTCGATCGCCTTCGCCAGGGTCACGTTGCGCACCTTGAAGGTCAAGCCGCTGTCGCCCTCGCTTAACGTCGCCTCGCGCTTGGCGGCGTTATAGGCCATCGTGATCGGCATTCGATCTGGTCCTCCACGCTATTCCAGTTGGCTGACCGCAATGATTGATGATTGCGCAATCGCGATGAGCGTCGCGATTTGCTCGGGCCACGGTTCGCGCGGAGGGTGTCCTCCTGACGCCTCGCGCACGATGTGGGCCCAGACTTCCGAAATTAGGCCCGCGGCCTGGCGGTCGGTGAGACCGTAATCACGGTGCATCCCATCACGAAACGCCGCCATAGCGCCCCGGGCAATGAGCTCGGCATCTATGGCCAGCGCCGGCGCGCCATCGGCGCCGCGAGCACGCCAGCGCCGCACAGCATCCAGATCGACCAGGGCACCGCGGCCTGGTCCCGGTGAGCCTGGCTGCACAACTGGTGCACCGCGCCGGATCCAGGCGCGCAGCGTATCGGGTCGCACGCCAAGCTCGGCCGCGGCCTCCGCAACGCGCATCGCTTCCGCGTGCACAATCAGCTCGAGGCCTCGCCGGCGGGCGGAGTATTGGCCAGCTTTAGAACGTGCTCGGCAGCACCGAGACGCACGGCGCGGCACTCCTGCAGGAGTCGCTGTCGCAGTAGCGCGGGATCGGTAATCCCGGCGAATTCATTGGCACAGCGGCCCGAGATCGCATCGAGGCGTGCGCCCAGGTCGGCCGCCATCTCGTTCATGATTTCGCTGACGTACGATAGCAGCACCAGCTCGCCGCGCCTTCGCGCGTTCTCGAGTTCAAACTTTTCCGCACGCGCTGTCTCGAAGCGCACGCGCGCAATTCCCAGTGCGCTATCGGGCGCTGCCTCGCCGGTGCGCGCGAGGATCCATGGGCAAGCGCGCATCAGATCGATCAAAACCACGGCGCCGCTTCGGCCTGGCCGAATCGCTGGGAGACCTTCGTTCAACCAGGTCGAGACCAAGCCCTGGCTCACAGCGAAGATCCGCGCGAGCTGCTTTGCGTTGATGCGCGGCACACGAAGCTCATTCGATGCGCGCTTCTTGGCTCGTTTTACAGCCTCTTTCTGCCGCTGCTGTTTGACGCGTTTGCGATGTATCACGCTGTGCTCCGACTATTTGATGTCGAGAACTCAGAATTCAGTGACTTTTTTTGATCATCGAAGGTCGCGAATCGCGGTCGCCCGACCCGCGGCATGATGGGGTGCCGATAAGGACCCGAGCGATTCAAACCTGGAAACACCAGGCCTATCGCATTCGGCCTCACGTGTGACTCGCGGCTGTCGCGTGCAACGCGCATGGCTTCGCTCGCTCATGCAGGCGGCGCAGGAACATCGGTCGACCGCACTCCTCGAGCAAGCGGCGCAGCCCGCCCCACGATCGGCGCACAGCCAGGCAGCGCCAGCCCAGCGGCGCGTTCGCCAGCAAGTGAAGCTCATACTCGTCGTCAACACGATTCATGGGATCGAGCGACTGGCACACGATGAGAAGCATGAGGTCCGCTGCGTCGCGGCGAGCGGCCAATTCGGAGCGCTCCTCGAGCCGAAGCTCGGCGAGATCGAGTTCTGAGAGCGAGCTCATGCGTCGATTCCTTGCGTTTTTGTGTCGAGTGCGTTTACCAGATTGAGGTGCACAACAGATGCACTGGCGCTGCAGCGGCACGCCTGTTGTGCGGCGCGTTTATGGCGTGCGTTGGCATCACGTGGATGCGCTCAACGGCCAGGTCAGTCGATCGACGCCGGCGCGCAGTTCCGTCGCAGCGGTGTGGCTGTATCTCAACGTCATCGCCAGGGTGCTGTGACGCATCAGGCGACGGATCGTGTCGGCTGGCAACCCTGCCTGCCAACACGCGCTGCAGAAGCCATGCCTAAACGCATGCAGACCCGCATGCGGGATCTGGAGCTTCACGAGCAGCGGTGTCAGATGTCGGCTCGCGATGCCCGTGGCGGCTCGCGGCAGGCCGCCTGCGCCGGCAAACACCAGGCCAGCGCTGGGAGAGCCTTGCTCGCGCCAGAACTCGGCCAGGATCGGCTGCAGCTCGTGGTGAAGCGGCAGATCCGCGGCACTCACGCGTGACTTGAGCGTGCGCAGTCGGCCGCGGCTGGCTTGCTGTCGCACGTGCAGCATCGCGCTTTCGAGCTCGACGTGGCTCCAATCCAGTCCCAAACCCTCGCCGGCGCGTAAACCCGTCATCGCCAACAGCGCGAAAAGCGTGCGTATCCAGCTCGGGCGCGCGTGAGCCAGGATGCGCGCCGTTTCTTCTCTGGAAAACGCGCGCGGCTCGGCTCTGGCGCGTTGCTCGCGCGGCCACACGAGAGCACGAGCATCGATCGCGTGCGCCCGATGCCCTTCGGCGGCCGCGGATTTGAGTACGCGCAGCAACAGATGCCCTGCGCTGCAAATGGTGGCAGCGGCGAGTTTCTCTTGCTGCAGCAGCGTCGCAAGGAATCGCTGCGCGACGGTAGCATCGATTCGCTCGAGCGGGCGTGCGCCGAGCGCCGGCAGGATGTGTCGGCGCAGTTCTGATGCGTAGCGCGCACGTGTGTTGGGTGAGAGCCCAGCTACGCGCTCGCCGAAGTGACGCGCGTAGCTCGCCAGTCGCATGCGCTCGCTCATGGCTGCGGCCAGGCGGCGGAATTTCTCGCTGCAGCGATTTTCGTGTAAATATCAGCCACATGAACGCTCAGGAGAGAGCATTGATGGTCGATCTGCGCATACACGTCGAGAGAGCCGTGCGTGTGTGCCCGGCATGCGGCGGTTCCGGTCGCTTCGTGCGAAGCGGTCGCCCGTGTCGGCTGTGCCACCAGGCGCGACTCGCGATCGATGCCACGAATCAACTTTTGCTGCCATTTTCTGAAGCGGAAATTACTTCACGCGACTCATGACTGACTCGCTCGATCGGCCAGGGCGCGTCGCACGTCGTTTGCGCCCCAACCATAGAGCGAGCCCACGAGCTCCTCGGGCAGCCCCATGCGCACCAGCAGCTGCACGCGGCGCACAGCCTCGGCATTGGAGATATTGCAGAAGTCGGGATCGCGGCGCTGCGTGAGCTCGGTCGGCCTGAGTGTGCGTTTCGTCATGACGCTCTAGGCCTCATGGCTCCTGCTCTCGGATCTCGGCAACCGACCGGCCAATCGCCGCCATGATTGCCCGCCGGCGATTTTTCTCAATCTCGCCGCGCCCGGCTTTCGGCCCAGTAGCCGGGGGCGCGCCGGTTTGGTTCCCCTTCCGATCCCCTCCCTTCCGATCCTTTCCATCCGATCCGATCAGATCAGATCCACAGTGAGGATTCAGTGAGTCCTCAGTGCGTTGTCCGTGAGCACTCGCTGAGGTATCAGGTGGCGCCGGGTAGCGACTCGCACTCGGTCGATTGATGCGTTGGTGTTTGCTCCACGTCGGCAACGCGTACAACCTGCCATGATCGGGGGCGTCGTAGAGCACGCAGAGACCGCGACTGGCGACTTCGCTCAGCAGCTCGGCGACGCGTTCACCGTTCACCTCGTCATTGCCGCAGAAGGTTGTGCCCTTGATCTTGCGCGGATCCGCCGAGCCGCGGCCTGCGTCGTCAGCCTGGAAAATCAATCCGAGGAAACAAATCTGCCCAAGCGGAGATAAGTCCATCACCTGCGGGCTCTGGAAGATTTCCGGTTTGACGCATCGAATGCGGGCCATATTCAGCGCGCCGGCGCGCTCAATCGCGCGGGCTCGAGACGCGGATGATCTCGGCGCCTGGCACATAGCGCCGGCGGCCGTCGACAATCGACTTCAGCTCGCCGCTTTTTATTTGTTGGTAGGTCTTAACGTGCGACTGACCGAGCGCCGCGTCGGTCTCTGGGAGTGTGTACCGCTGGCCGGGATCTATGCGCTCTGGCCGCGGCACGCGCTTGCGGCCCGAATGCTTTCGAGTCTTTGGTTTTGCCATGACGCCCTCGCGTAAAGGAACGTCATGGATGGTATAGCAGGACTAACCCCTGACAAGGAGGCACAGAAAGCGACTATCTACCCCCTTCGCTTATCAGTTGCTGGCATTCTTCTCGGTAGTGTCCTAATTTGGCTCAAACGCCGCTATTTTGGCTTCTCGCCGACGACTACGTGGATCGCCTCATGGTTGTTGGTCTGCGCGATTGGCATAAATTGTGCCACTGCAGCAATACCTTCATCGTTGAGCGCGGCCGCAAGCACCTTAGCGATAGATAGTAATTTCGCTTCTTGTGGCTCTTAGCGCTCGGTTGTGAATTTCAAATTAGGACACCACCTTCTTCTCCGCAATCTTGACGCGCCAGCGGGCCAGGCAGAGTAATTTTGAAGCCCCGTATAGTCTGATCGTCTCGTCGATCACGATCCTGTGATGTTTGGAATACTCGCGCACCGTATCTCCGACGACTCTCCACTCGACCGCGACTTCCTTCAGCGCCGTGGTCGGAGGGATCTTGCCCGCGCGCAGCGCACGATAATGCGCGGCAATCCAGAACGGCCGCTCCGTCCTCGTGTTGCCTTGCTGCACCACGAATCCAACGGCGCGGCGGATATCCTCCCCGCGGGCCGCACTGGTCAGAATGGCAGCAAGCCAATGCCGATCGCCCACGTGCAATTCCAACGGGCCATCCGCCTGCAGGCTCATGATGATGTTGCAGAGTTGGAACTGTCGATTCTGAGCCCGGTTCATGTCGCCGCCTTGCGCGAGGCGCGCGCCCTGAACGTTGGCAGCTTCGCCTGCAGCTCGGTCGCGACCACGCTGTCTAGCAGGTGTGCATAGTGCCGGCGGGTCATGCGCGTATCGGCGTGCCCGAGCGCGTGCGCGATCGTGGCGTCTGAGGCTTGGGCATTTGCGAGCAGCGAGCCGTAGGAGCGCCGCAGGTCATAGAACACGGCAGGGGTGTCGAGCTCGGCCGCGGCGGTGGCCTCACGCATAGCGCGCGCTACCTGCATTCGAGACCAGGCGCTCCCGTTTGGGCTCGGGAGCATCAGGCTCGACGGTGCGCCCTTCCTGGCCAGTCTTTTGAAGTGTGCGACGCCCTGCGAAGTGAGCGGCACGAATCGGCTCTTACCGCTCTTGCCCGCTGACACTTCGAGGCGCGTCTTCTGGAACTGCCCGACCGTGAGCCGCGCGAGCTCGCCGGGGCGCAGGCCAGTGAGCAGCGCCGCCTGCACCAGATCGCGGAACTGCCCGTGGCAGGCTCCGAGCAGCCTGTTGGCTTCAGCAACCGACAGAAACCGCCGGCGCGCCTCATCAACGTCCTGGAATGGTTGGATACGCCGCCAGGCCAGATCGTTGTCCACGCGGCCGCTCCGGAATGCGTGATTGAGGGCCGCGCGGACAATCGACCAAGTGCGGTTAGCGGTGCCCTGGGAGGCGCGCAGTGAGTCCCTGCGCTCTGCCTCGGTGGCATCGGCTGCAGGCTGGACTACCAATTGATCGCGCCAGGCCTGCAGGTCGCTGGTCGTCAGGGATGAAACCTGATCGGCGCCGAATTTCTCAACGAACGACTTGACCTTGCCGTCATCGATAGCAATCGACTCTGCACTGCGGCTGCGCGCGCGCCGGTGCGCGAAATAGTCGGCGGCGCACTGTTTCACCGAATACTTCGCTGCGTAGGCGTCAGCCCGAGCGGGCTCGACAACAGCGAGCTTCACGACATCCGGCCAGGAAAGCACACGCACTCCGTCGGCAGGCTGGTCATCGTCCGCGTGGCCGATCTCGCGCTTGTGATACCTCGAGCCGTTATATCGGCGCAGCGACCAGGTTGCGGCGGTCACGCCCTTGCGATAGCCAATGGCCACGCCTTTGGCCACGTCGACGTAGTAGGGATCGTGCCGCGACGGCAGGCGCTTGCGCTGCTCTCGGGTGTCGAGGCGTACAGTTTTTTGCACGGCTGTATTCCTTACGGATTAGGTAAGTTTAGGTAAGTGTCGCAGCTGCCAGAAGTTTACGACAATTTACTGTTACTTACATAAAGTCCATAAATACAGTGATTTACGCTTACTCAAATTTGCGGCTGTTTACATCATGGAGCACTCTCAAGGCTGTAACACGAGTTCGAATCTCGTAGGGAGCGCCATCTAATCAACATCTTACGTTAGTTAGATAGTTCGTAATACGAACTTCGGAAAGTTATCGGTAACTCAGAATCACATTGACCGTAACTTGTCCTCGCTTGTTTTCTTATTCGGATTCAGGAACTTATAGAGTTCACGGCCAGAAAACCGGCACAGCGTGCCGATAGACACGCCTTTTCTGATCTATAGGGTAGGTGTCCGTCATCACATTTGGAGACGGACGTGTCGAAACCATCGAAGGCCGCAGCGCCCCAAGCCGGGCTCGCTGCAATTGATAAAAATCAGCGTTACTCAATGCCAGAGTCGGCAGCGTACTTGCGCTGTTGCCGTGCTTGGGTCCACCGGCTCATCAAGGACAAGAAGCTCAAAATAATCAAGGACGGCAGGCGCGTGTATGTGCCGGGCCGAGAGCTGGCGCGACTGGCCCAGCCGCCCAAGCGCGCTGGCGGTGCATCGTGAGCGCCGTCATTGTCGCGCCGACGGCACCTGACGAGGAAGCTCTGTCACTCGATGCTCTGGCCGCTCGGATCAAGGCCGAACATGACGCAGTGCGCGAGCACGCTGGCTTGGTCGCGCGTCGGGCGCGTGCCGCCGGGGAACTGCTGCTGCAAGCTAAGCAGAAGCTGAAGAAGCACGGCCGCTGGCTGCAGTGGCTCGCAACCAACTGCTCGTTATCCGAACGAACCGCACAGGTATACATGCGGATCGCCAAGTACGCTTTGGCCCATCCAGAGCGAGCCGACGAGTTCGACCTATTGACTTTTCGCGGCATGCTGGCGGCGATCGCGGCGGCCAAAAGCGCAACTGCTGCGTATTTGAAGATTGTCGAGAACGCAAAAGCAATCCCCGAGGCTGCGAGTGCAGTCATAACCGAGTGCCGCGACCAGCTAGCCGAACCGGCCAAAACGAAGTTCGACCGGCTAGTCAGCAGAGCAATTAACAGCGTCAAACGGACGCTGCAGGACCTACGCGAGGACGAGATTAAAGCGCGCCTTGAGGAAGAGGCCGAACGGCTATTTACAGTTGAGGGCTTCGTCGCCGCCGCGCGTGAGCGCTTCACAGCCGCCGAGCTGCGGGCAATCGTCGATGGGTTGCGTGTCAGCACGCCGCCTGTATCCGGCACGTCCGGGATCCGGGAGGTGGCGGACTCCACCAGTGACCGACGCCACTGACATCATGAAGGATGGCCGCGATGCCCTGCGTCTGGGGATGCGCAGGATTGATCGCGAGCTGCGCCGTGCGCTCGATGCCATGGTTCGCAAGTATAGATCGGCCCGGGTGATCAGGCGGGCAGCGGCACGGCGGCGCCGGTCGCGGTGACTAACACGACACCGCACGCGATTGCAAAAAATGCTCTCAGTGCAACGTCAGCGGGAACCTATGCGCACCAATTAGCCATCGTGGTGCACACAAGTGAAACTCATCAGTAAACAGCAGATCGCCGCCGACAAAGGCGTCACGCCGAAGACCATTGATCACTGGGTAGCTGCCGGGCTACTGCCGCCGCCGATCAAGTTCGGCAATCTGGCTCAGTCGCGCGTGAGGTGGACGGCTACTGCCGTTGCAGTGCTGGACCGCAATCTGGCGGCCATGGGTGACACAGCGCCGAAGGTACGCCGCCCCGGCTACCGTTCCAAGGCAGTGGCCACGGCGTAACCATGAGTACACATGAACGCGCCCGGCCGACTGGCATCGGAACCGGGCGCTAGAACGCGAACGTGAGTGCGCAATTTTACCGCGACCGACGCCCGGCGCAACTTCCAGCCACCGGGGCATGGTCATGAGCGCCGCTGTGAACCGGTACCAACCGCTGCCGGCACTGACGGCGGATGAGTATGCGGACTTGCGGGCCGACATTGCCGAGCGCGGCGTGATGATCCCGGTCGAGTACGACGACGCTGGCGAGATCTTGGACGGCCACCACAGAGTGGCGATCTGCCGCGAGCTTAATATTTCTGAATGGCCGCGCGTGGTGCGCCGGGGGCTGTCCGAAGCCGACAAGCTCCTGCATGCACGCAAGCTCAATCTGGCGCGCCGTCATTTGAACCAGGAGCAGCGCCGCGCACTCATCGCCAGCCAGCTGCGCGAGACTCCGCAGGTGAGCGACAGGCAGATCGCTGACGGGCTCGGGACGGATCACAAGGTCGTGGGCGTCGTGCGCCATGAGTTAGAGGGCATTGGCGCGATTCCCCAATGCTCGCGCCAGACCAGCGACGGCAGGGTCTACCCGGGTGAACGTTCGACCCCGCATCTGGCTCGCGGCACAGGTGATTGCGAATGGTATACGCCGCCACAATATCTTGATGCGGCGCGAGAGGTGATGGGCAGCATCGACCTTGATCCTGCGAGCACCGCGCAGGCGAACGTAACGGTACGCGCGACGCGCTTCTACGCCGCCAGCGACGACGGGCTGGCCCACCCATGGCACGGTAACGTGTGGCTCAACCCGCCATACTCACAGCCGCTGATCGGCCAGTTCATCGAGAAGCTGATCGCCGAGCACGCGGCCGGGGGCGTCTCGCAAGCAGTCCTGCTGACCAACAATTCGAGCGATACCGCGTGGTTTCACTGTGCCATGACGGCCGCCGCGTTGCTGTGCTTCCCACGCGGGCGAATAAATTTTGTCAGTCCAGACGGCGCCATGTCGGGACCGCTTCAGGGTCAGACTTTTTTTTACTTTGGCGCGCGCACTGCTGAGTTTCACAAGGTATTCCAGGCATTCGGGGCCATCCTGCGCACGGTGGACGCCGCAGCATGAGCGCCACTGCACAAGTGAGCACGCGGCCTGAGCGCGAGAGCGCCCTGCAGCGCTGGGCACGTGAAACCTTGCTGCGTGCATCCCGGGCGCCGCTGGTACGCGTGATCGAGTATTGGCGCGGCGATGCCGCAGCCGTCCGAGCCGCCCTGGTTGCCGTAGTTGACTTACAAACGCTGCTCGATCACGCCGGCCTGTCCGATGTGGCCGTGGACGCCGCCACCGGGCGTCTGGCCATCATTCGCAAGGCGCTGGAGCGCTTCACATGAGCACCAAGCCAGACATCGGCGCGGATGACTTCGAGCGCACGCCCGACGATGCGTATGCGGATGATGAGCTGCCTGTGATTCGTATTCGGGCCGGGCAGCTGCACAATAGTGCAGACGCCGCCGAGGCCGTCATGGCACCCGATGTGTATCTGCGCGGCGGCGCACTGGTGCGACTGGGCAAAGCAGTGGAGCTGCCCAAAGCACTGGGGATCGTGCGCCACGATTGCCAGTCGGTGATGGTGGCCGTGAACGTGGACTATCTGCGCCGCGAGCTGACACGCCGCGCACGCTTCCAACGATACGATGCTCGCGGCAAAAAATGGTTCGGCATGGACTGTCCGACAAGTCTGGCCACGAACATCGCCAACGTGGCCGAGTCAAGACACTGGCGGCCATTGACCGCCATTGCACGAGCACCGTTTCTGCGTCCAGATTTTAGCGTGTGCGAGACGGCAGGCTATGACGCAGCGACAGGAATCTATTACGAGCCGTCGCAAGCATTCCCACCGATACCGCAGTCGCCTACAAAAGAGCACGCGCAAGCGGCGCTCAACGTATTGCGCGCGCCGTTCGATGAGTTCCCGTTCGCCAAGACATCGGCGGCCGAAAGTGTGTTCATCGCGCATATTCTTACCGCAGTGGTGCGCGCGACGTTGCCGACAAGCCCGGTGCTGGTCTACAGCGCGCCCAGTGCGGCGCACGGCAAGACTCTGCTATGTGAAGTGGCGAGCCTGATCGCCACCGGCAACTTGCCGGCAGTGCGGCCGTATGCTTCGCAGGAAGAGGAACGGCGCAAGGTTTTGCTCGGATCGCTTCTGGCGGGGGATGCGAGTCTACTGATCGACAACGTGCCCAACGGCGCCAAATTTAGATCATCGGTTCTCTGCGCCTTCGCCACCGCGTCAGTCTATGGCGACCGCAAGCTCGGCGAGAGCGACAGCACCAGTCTGGTGAACACTCTGCTGGTGAGCGTGACCGGCAACAACATCACGCCATGCGGGGATCTGGCGCGGCGCGCTCTGGTGTGCCGACTGGATATCAACGCCGAATCAGCCCGTGGCCGCACGTTCAGGATCGCGAATCTCAAGGATCATGTCAGCGAACACCGGGCCGAGTTACTTGTGGCCGCGCTCACCATCATCAAGGCGTATGCCGTCGCGGGAGCACCCAAGATCGAAGGCGTGCGCGCCATAGAGTCGTTTGAGAGCTGGGCACACGCCATTCGTGATCCGCTGGTGTGGCTCGGCATGGCCGATCCGGTAGAGACTCAAGAGACTGAGACCGATGACGAGGGCGATGCGTTGCAAGAGGCGTTCGCCGCAATCGAGGCTCTGTACGGCACGGGCGAATTCACCGCCAAACAGATTACCGGGGAGATGGGAGTCGTCGCCGCCGATCTGCGCGCGGCGTTGGGGGCCGCCGGGTGCAGAGATGCCAACGACGCCAACAGCATCGGGCACTGGCTGCGCAGCAACCGCGACCGGGTGACGGGCGGATTCAAACTGATCAACCGCGACGACAAACACAAGAAAACCGCCGTCTGGAGGCTCAAGGAAAAATGAAATTGCGGGGGATAGCGGGCCACGCGGGGGGTCGTTTGTCTTGACGCGGGCGAAGTGTCAGGAACAAGTGACAGTTTGGCGGCGCAGCGAGAAAACATCCCCTGCCATACCACGCCATCCCCCGCAGAAATCCGTTTGGCGATGAGCCGAAACCCGATAGCGAAATTAGGTGCACGCCTTACCGCGTACCAAAATTCGCGCTTATGAGCACCTTCAGGCCATGTTGATGGACACCGAGAACGACAATTCGAGCAGCAACGACAACGCGTTGACGGTTTGCAGTCCGAATGCGGAGCTGTTGCCGAGATTCCGAGGCAGAAGGCCGTCCTTGCGCAGCTTGACCGGCACTGCGCGTGAATCTGCATCGCTGTACGTTGCATGGAAACGCGGCATGCTCGATCGCGGCTCTTACATGGCTGGAATTAAAGGTCTTGCGGTGCATGCGGGCATTCTCACGAGCGTCGAGCACGAGCGGCTACGTGAACATGCTGCGAATCTCGAAGTGCAAGCCAAGCAACTGCTCGAACAGCGTGAGCGCTCGCCTTTCGATTACGCAGACGCAGGCGTCGCTACGGCGACGATCGATGCCGACGCTGGCACAGCAGAGGCTTCAACGTAAATGGACGTGTACGGCCTCGACATTTGCATTCGTGCGTGCCGCGTCATCGAGCAACGCGCTGTCACTGCGAAGCAGCGCGCAGACGCTCGCTTCGAGCGCGAAACGATCGAGGAGATCTTGCGCGCGAAGCTGCACCAGCCATTGAAGAGGCCACGGCGCCGGCCGCTGGAGGAGCGCGCATGAGCACTTTGATGCAGCACAGCGCTACTTCGTGGAAGGGCTTTTATGTTAAATGGAATGGCGTTTCCGATGCCACAATCAATGACTTAGCCTCTTTTCGCCGTGCATATTCCGCGCCTAACAGGCTCGCCATGCATAAAGTTGAGGCAGCGCAGTGAGCGATCCACTCACTAATGGCGTGCTCGATCTGGCCGCGCCTCAGCGCCTAGTGACAATGGCAGATTGGAAGCCGAGCACACGCCTTGAGGGTATAGCGCCTTCGAACACGAGGGAATGGCACCGCGAATATCAGCGGCGCTCGCGGTTGACGCATAAAGGCAGAGAGCGGGTTGTCCGCTCAAACCTTAGGGCTTTGCACAGTCTCACGATCGAACAATATGCGGATCTGTACGAGGCACAGCATGGCCGTTGCGCCATCTGCGGCAATGCCATTGCGCGAGCGTTCGATCAGCATAAAGAGGCTGGAAAGCGCGGTCCACACTCACGCGGCGCGCATATAGACCACGACCATTCATGTTGCCCGGGTCAGAAGTCGTGCGGTAGTTGCATCCGTGGGCTGCTATGCAATGCCTGCAATACTGGCATCGGATACCTGCGCGATAACGTTGGCCTCATGTACAAGGCTATCGATTACCTCGTTAGTTGGCGTGCACGTCAGGCGCGTACATCGGAGGCCGCGTGATCGATCCACGCATCCTCGATGCGCTCGATCAGGCGCCAGATCTCGACTACGTCGAAGTGAGCGAACAGGACGGGCGCGTTCTGCAGTTACTCGGTGCAGGCGTCTCGCCAGAAAGGGTGTGCACGCTGCTGGGCATCAGCATGCAAGACGTTAAGCGCATCTGCACCAGTGCTGGCGGTGCTCGATGACTGCTCGCGCCAACCGGTTCACTGACAGAGGTAGTAATACAACCTCTGCCATCGGCGGCGAAATCGGCTTGGCTGGCTACGCGGCGCTATCGACTCTGCATCAATCTTTGGTCGCCGCCGAAGCTCGCAGGCTGCATCGATCTGGCTTGCTGCCTACCGATATATCGGCCGCGCTCGGCGTTCATACCGAAGTGGTGCTCAACCACATCGCTGCCAACGGATCGCCAACGTAGCTGGCTGCCATTTTCAACACTGGAGGATTCATCATGGTCAACCCACTGAGATTACTTCGCAAGACTGCCGAGCCGGCGCAGCCTCACGCCGCAGCACTGAGTGAGCACAACCGCGAAGGCGATGCGATGCTTGAGCGGATCCTCGCTGAAACCGCAAGGTCAGCGCCATACCGCTTGGCTGAGGAACGTGTCACTGCGCTCAAGGCCAAGCTCGCTGACAAGCTCGAAGCGCGGGACTTCCGTGGTTCGATTGCGCCACTTGGCGACGATCAGCGCGAGCTTATCGACGCCGAGCACGCACGAGATCAACTGCGTCCGTCTGGCGATCTCGCCGCACTGCAGGCGCAACGCAACCAGCATGCCGAAAAGACTGAGCCACTGATGCGTGAAGCGGCAGCCGAGGAGCTGATCGCGCTCGCGCCGGCCTTCATGGCGGCCGAAGCGGCGTTGCTGGCTATCCAGCTCAGGGTTTTCGCAGCCGCTGGGCTTTGCGATCAGATCTCGCTTAGCCGACACACCGGCTTGTTTTTTGGATACGGTGAATATGGCCGCACGTATGTTGCTCGGCCGTTGAATCCTGCCGATCAGTCACAAGCTCACCCGGCCTTTCGGCGCTACCCGAGCGCGCCAGAAGCAGCACAAGCGGCGCGTGATGCAGAAGGCCGCGAGCTGGACAAAGCGATCGATAACTTGCGCGCCAAGCTGCTCGCGTCGCGGGAGTAAACGTCACACCCATGATGCCACTGTCCAATCCGGCCGCCATCATCAAGCGCGCACAGCAAGTGATCTCGGCGCGTGAGAGCGCGCGTACCTCGCCGATCGTGGTGTGGGCTGCAATCGGTGAGTCAGCAGAGCGTTTCGGCGCTCGCGTTCGCGGGCTGCGGCGTAACTGGACCGGCCGAGTCTTGTGTGCCGTTCCTTTCGGCTTTGATGTGCCAGAAGGCACGCAGAGCGTGACATTCGCGCCCAAGGCATTCGCGGCGCTGCACCCCAGTCACCACGCACGTAACATTGATTTGTTCGGCGGCCGCAGCTCCACCAAGTCGTGGGCGACAGTGCGTGCCTTATTGCTGCGCGGACTTGTGGAACCGATTCGCGTCTTGTGTCTGCGTGAAATACAACGATCACTTAAGGACAGCGCACTGCGCCTGCTCGCAGATCAGATCGAAGTGATGAACCTCGACCGCTACTTCGAGGTGCAGGCCAACAGCATCACGTCGCACACTGGTGCGCTGTTTTTATTCGAGGGAATGTACGCCAACGTCCAGAGGATCAAGTCGCTCGAAGGCATTGACGTTTGCTGGGTCGAGCAGGCCGAGCAGTTGAGCGAGGCGAGCTGGAGCGTGCTGTTGCCAACAATTAGAAAACCCGGCTCGATGATTTTAATGACATCAAACCCAGATTTAAGCGATGACCCAAATTATGTGCGCTTCAGGTTGAACACGCCGCCGAACACAATCAGCGCCTCACTGAACTACACCGACAATCCGTGGGTCTCGATCGAGACGCTGGCCGAGGCCAACTATCTCAAGCGCGTCGATCTGGACAGCTACAACCATGTTTGGGCCGGTGAATTGCGCCAGCACTCTGATGCTCAGGTATTGAAAGGCAAGTACGAAATCGCGGACTTCGAGATCAGCTCGGACTGGGCCGGGCCATTCATGGGTCTTGATTTTGGATTCTCGGTTGATCCCACGGCGTTGATTAAATCCTTCCTCGATGCGGCAACGAATACGTTGTATGTGACTCATGAAGCCTACGCGATCGAGCTGCCATTGGACCGCCTGCCGAAGTTGCTCGGCACCGTGCCCGGCAGTCGCGACAGCGTGATTTATGCCGACAATTCACGTCCGGAGATCATCAATCACTTACGCGGTCACGATTACGAAAACGTCAGGAGCTGTGCAAAATGGGACGGCAGCGTTCAAGACGGAATCCTGACGTTGCGCAGTTTCGCGAAGATCGTGATTCACACGCGCTGTGAGCATGTGGCGCAAGAAGCTAAGCTCTACAGCTATAAGGTTGATCGCACGACAGGCGAAGTGTTGCCGGATCCAAAACCCGGGAACGATCACACGATTGACGCCCTACGCTATAGCCTTCAGGAACGCATCAGGCGGCCGCCCGGGGCGGGTCTGCTCGCTTACTACGCTGCAGAATTGAAAGCCCCGCCGGCCGCGCCGCCCACGTCAGCCGCACCGACTACAAATCTACTTCATCAGCACGATCAGAAAGGCGCAGAACTTTCGCGGCCTGCGCCTGAGCCCGGCGCGCTTTGGCGCCGCGCGCTGAAGATCGGCGGGGTGGTCAAGGACATATGAACGCGAATCTTGCTTTATCGTTTTCGAGCGCTGGACGGCATTTCCTCCATGCCGGCAATCGCTCGGAGATCTCGTGCGCCGTCTTCCACGATTCGGCGCGCGAGCGGGCGCGGGCGATCCGCAACGCCACGGCGCCCACCTTTTGGTTTGTTCGACGTGGCGCGGACATCGGCGCCCACGTCTGGCAAAGCTCGACACGTCCGTCTCCAGCGAATGGTCGAGTGGTTGCGGCCGGCTTTGTCCCCGGCGTGGCGATCGGCTCGGGGCTGGTTACCCCGAGAGCCTGCGCGCAAGTGGTCCTCGCTGGTGTCGGCAGGCACCTTTTCCACTAACTTGTTTTGAGGTCAATCCAAATGCAGCACGCATACAGGGATCAGTTTCTCTCAAAGCGCAACGAATCTGCGCCAAGTGATGGCCGCATCGGCCTGCTTGATCAGCTGCGCAAAATTCACAGGCGCGGCCCGACTAAGCCCGGATCACTCGCGAAGCGAGCGAGCAACGTCGTGGACGATGCGCAGATCAGAAAAATGCTGTTGACTACCGATGAGCGCCAGTCCAATGGCACCGATGCGCTGGACTCGATTCGAAAGATTCACGCTCGCGGTCCTACTGGTGCCGGGCTGTTACTGCCGGAGGCGCACAAGGCGTCGGCGAGCAGCGCTGCCGACATAGGCGCGAAGCAGGTGACCTTCTCCATGCGCGATCTGGCCACCATTCGGCGAGTGCGCAAAGGCGCCAGCGGTATCGGGCTGCAAAGCTCGAACGCAACCGACGATCCGCCGCCACCGTCCACATGGGGCGCTGTAGACGCGCGTGATGTCACGAATGAAGCAGCGCCGGGTTCGCAGAGCACCAGCCAGTTCGGCTCGCGCCATGCTGATTCCGAGCATGCAAGCTTGCCCCGGCAGAGTGATCAGGATGATGACGCCGCCGACGAAGCCACGAAGGCAATCCGGGCGCTGCACCGTCAGGGTCCGAAAACGCAGCCGCTGAGGTGAGCGCAGCGGCCTTGAGCGCGGCGGCCTTACTCTTGCCAGCGCTGGCAAGAGTAGCTTTTGGGTTCTTTTGTCGGCTTGCCAGTGCTGGCATGCCGACCACCACTTTGGTCTTGCCAGCGCTGGCAACACCAGCACCCTTGCCTTTAATGGTTCTGCCTTCTCCAGTTCCCGGCGGCTTTGAGTGCGGCGGTCTTTGTCTGCTTCCCACCGCTGGGATGCAGATCGGTCCGCTGTCGCTCGGCCTTCTCCAGTTCCCGGCTCAGCTCACCGATGCGGCGAAACGCGCATTTACTTGCCAGCGCTGGCAATCAATCTGTCTGTCCGCCGCTGCCCGAGCTGGCTGACGGCGTCATTCGTGGCGAGGCGTAAGTGAACACGGCAGCCGCGATACCAGCACCCGGGCACAGACACGGCTCGGGGCGCAAACACGTCACTTGGGCCGCATACGGCGGTCACAAGCCATCATGGCCGCGTCCAGTGCGGCCGGATCCTGACGCCGCCACATGGCAACTAGAACGCAAGCACCCGCGCCTCGTGCGCATCATGCACTCACGCACGGCCAGATATGGCGATGGCTGCAAGCCATACGATCAGGCCGTGTTCGCGTGGGAGTCGCGGATCTGGGCGGATGCTGGGCTCGATCAGGCGCCGCTACTGGGTGCCACCGAGGCGCAGGACTACGCCGCAGAACTGTGGCGCAGATACGCGCCGCGCTTTGAGCCGTACTTTTCGGGCGTGCCTGAAATCTGCGTTCTGGGCGAGGCTGAGGCCGTAGGCGGCGCGAGAGCAAAGGCCCTGCAGCATCGCGTGTTGATCGATCAATGCCACTGCAAGCCAGCTTGGTTGGCGCACGAACTGATGCACTTGTGCCACGTTCACGAACAACACGGCCCGGGCTGGTGCGCCGGCATGGTCGAGTTGTGGGAACGCGAGTTCGACATTCCGCGTGCACGCTCGCTGGAGTTGGCGCGGCAGCATTGCGTGGTGGTCGCTGACATACAATCGTTGTAGACCAGCATCAGCCAGTTCTGGCATAACCTTGAGCACGAGACGGGCTTCAGAGAGCTTGCCTTTACCGAAGCCTAGTTGTTCCGCGACGGAACTTCCTTTCCGCTTCAGCTTCTGCGGATCCGGATAAATCTTCGCCACGATCATGGTGCGCTGGCCGGCGGTGAGATGATCACGGACAGGCACCGCTACCGAAAATCACCAGCACTACGGTGAGCACAACAAGCACCGTAGTCAGGATGTTGATCGTAAGTCCCATGCGCTTCTGTGCTGCCACGTGCTCCTGCATGAGTGCAAGCTGCAGGCGTGTGTTGAGGATGAGGCGATTCGCCTCAGAGCCGAATGGCGTCCTGTTCGTAAGGCAGAGCGCGTAAGCCCGAGCTATGTCCTTCGCGCTCGCCTTCAGATCGGTGAGGGCCGTATCTAGCGTATCCGGACCGGTGTTTATCGATGCGAGGGTGGCCTCAGCAATTTTCCACGCTACGTCGTTTTGGTCCAT